AGGTGGTAATATTTTATCACTTTTTAAGAAACAAGTTCATTTAATAACGTATGGTGATGATAATACTATGGGAGTTTCACAACTCGCAAAGAATTTTGATCATACTATTATTCAAGCTGAGATGGAGAAGATTGGTGTAAAGTATACTATGGCTGATAAGGAGTCAGTGAGTATACCTTTTATTAATATTAATCAAATTAGTTTTTTGAAGCGTGCTTGGCGTTGGGAATCTGAGTTGAATGCTCATGTTGCTCAATTAGAAGAAGATTCTATTGCTAAGATGCTTACTAAATGTTTACCCAGTAAAGTAGTTTGTCCTGAAAGGCAAGCTGTTGATCTGATATATAATGCTTTAGGTGAGTATTTTTATTATGGTAGAACGGTTTTTGAGGAAAAACGTTCTATGTTTTTAGAAGTAATTGCTAAAAAAGGATTACAACCTTATGTTGTTCGTGATTTTCCAGATTTTGATAATATGATTATTGATTATAAGGAAGCTTCACGTGATATTAGATTTAAGTGGTAATCTTAAATTTGGGCCTAATCTATAAGGTCCTTTAAACCAAAATGTAGACGTAAGTTACATAGTTACCTATCCTAAAGTCTGGTAAACTTGGGAGATGGGATGTACGCGAGGTTCACATTGGTGTTCCCAAAAGTCTGTATTTACAGATAGGATGTTAACCCCTATTACCACCCCTACTCACGACAATGGAAGATAAATCGTGGGGATTTTATAATTCCGGAAATTTTTTACACAATTGTTACAATAATGATATGGAGGAGGAACTGATTACCTCTATATCTAGTAATCAAAAATCAGAAAATACCGAATCCCCATGTGCATGTTTTAGATGCACATGGATGGCAGATGAACTTTGTGTTCAATCTGAGGAAGTGACAGATACAGAAAATACTTCTGAATCTGTTACTCAAGCTGAAAATATTCAGTTTAAAGATGATGCTCTTTCAGAGCAAATTTATATGGGTAATATGTCTAATGGTGATTATGATGCTGATTCTGATACTTTAGCAGGTTTAGGCTCTTTTTTGAGTCGACCAGTTAGAATTATCAATTTTATTTGGCAGGAAAGCACTTTTTATCAACAAACATATAGCCCCTGGGACTTATTTTTTAATGATGTTCATATAAAGAAGAAAATTGACAATTATGCCAGAATTCAATGTAAGTTGCATTTAAAATTTATTTTAAATGCTTCTCCTTTTTATTATGGTAGTTTACGAGCTTGTTATTTTCCTCTTGGTGATGAACGATCTGACTATGTAAATGTAGCAGATCAAGTTCCTTTTTCTCAAACACCAGGTTTATATTTAGAACCACAGAATATGTCCTCTGCTGAGATGGTTTTACCATTTTTATGGCCGAAAAATTGGTTAGATCTTACTACCAATTTTGAGTTTTCAGCGATGGGACAATTACAAATTTTGCAATATGCAAATTTACGTTCTGCTAATGGTGTTGCCGGTGCGGGTGTGAATGTTTCTGTTTATGCCTGGGCTGAAGAGGTTCAATTAATGGGACCTACTACAAAACTTGCATTGCAATCTGATGAATATGAAACTTCATCGGGGACTATTTCAGGACCATCTACTGCTGCTGCTAATATAGCAGCAAAGTTGGTAAATGTTCCTGTTATAGGTCCTTTTGCTAATGCTACTAGTATTGGAGCAAGAGCTATATCAAGTATAGCGCGGTTGTTTGGATATTCCAACCCGCCTGTTATTGATGATGTTCATGGTTTTCAACCTAAAACATTTCATGCTTTCGCTAATTCAGAAACACGTATGCCTATAGATAAGCTTACATTAGATCCAAAGAATGAGGTCACTATTAGTCCAACTGTTGCAGGAGTTGATGAAGATGATCCATTGGCTTTTTCTAATCTTTTGACGAGAGAAAGTTTTATATTAGGTACTTTATGGAGTGGTTCTCAAGCTGCTGATACACTTTTATGGTCAGCACTTGTTGCTCCTGGGTATTTAATTAACTCAGGTTCTGTGTATACATGTCCACCAGTTAGTCATTTTTCGGAAATGTATCGTTATTGGCGTGGTTCTTTAATTTATAAATTTCGATTTATTAAAACAAAGTATCATACTGGTAGATTGCTTATTTCTTGGGATCCTACTGGTTCTAATGTTACTACAGCTGATAATGAGACTACGACATTGACTCGTATTGTAGATTTACAATTGGAGGATGAGGTAGAATTTATAGTTCCATATAAAGCTACTACTCCATATTTGTCTACTAATAGATCAACTTCTATTTTGAGTAATGGTGCTACACCAGTTTATACATATGATAGTAGTTACCATAATGGTTCAATTACTATTCGTGTTCAAAATGTTTTAACAGGACCAGCTGCGTCACCTCAAATTGATATTTTAGGTTATGTACGTGCTGGTGATGATTTTACATTTGCTGCTCCAACAGAGATTGCATTAAGTTGGACTATTTCTGATCCTACAGGAGTTATTCAATCTTCTGAGGTGGAAAATAAAATTGCTATTGATAATAAACAGCATTCGGTGGATGCTCAAATATCTTCAATAACTACTGGTGAAACACATGCATCTATTAGACCATTATTACATAGGTCTTCTTTATCTTGTATTCAGTATATTGGACCGCCC